AGGTGACCCTTCGCCTTCTCTCCCTCCTTACCAGGAGATCCTTATGCGCCGTAAACGACGCTATCGTGCTACCCCGTCTCTAGGGTTTTCTAACGAACGTTTTATCGGGTCCTTATCCCCTCTCCTTGGCATATCGCCAGTTGGAGAATTGGGACGAGAAACTCCTCTTGACTTCACAAGTCTGGAGGCTGCCCGTGCTAGCGTTCTATTAAGAGAGCTCTACTCCAAGTATGACGATGGGAAACCGTCGCCTGAAAAGAGCACTACCACCTGGAATCGATTCCAGGAGGCAGAGACACAGTGTCAGCAGACAAACCAAGCCTTCTACGATACCGCTCACGAGGACCCATTCTGGGTTTGCGTGCGGCGTAGGTTGTGGGATACGCTTGGAAAGTTTGACTGGGACGAGTGTGCGAAGTTCTTTGCGTTTGGCCCGGGTGCTACCACTCGGCTCACCAGAAGCGAGAGCTTTGCGGCTTATAAATACTCTGGTACACCAGAGAGCACGTCAGGGAATGCTAGTCTTGCGACCTGCGCTATTCGTATGGTCCCACTCTGGAATCAGAGTGTGCAGTCTTCTGCAGAGGCAAAGGGTTTGACTGGGCTTGTCTCAGTTGTTCCCGGAAATAGCATCATTGCCGTTCCGAAGAATTATAAGACGGACCGAACGATCGCTAAAGAACCCTGTATGAATATATATATTCAGAAAGGTATCGGGCGGGCTATTAGGAACCGGCTTAACCGGGTTGGAGTCGATTTAAGTGACCAAACAAGGAACCAGCGTGCTGCCCGCGAGGGCAGTATAACTGGAGAGTTAGCTACCGTGGATCTCTCCATGGCAAGCGACACTTTATCCTATGAGGTTGTGAGTTGGCTTCTCCCTAACGATTGGTGGTATGCACTAGAGCAGTGTAGATCGCCGGTCGGGGTTCTTCCTTCAGGTACGATTGTAAAGTACCAGAAGTTCTCGTCGATGGGTAACGGTTACACATTTGAACTGGAGTCGCTCATTTTCTGGGCGATTTGTCAGCAAGTGTGTTGTCCGAATATCAACGAGACGGACTTGTCTGTGTGTGTATACGGGGACGACTTAATTGTCCCTTCGTGCCACTATGAATCGCTTGTCTTGCGCTTAGCTCAAGCTGGGTTCACACCCAACATGAAGAAAAGCTTTTCAAGCGGTCCTTACCGAGAGAGTTGTGGTAAACACTACTTTCAAGGTTCAGACATTACGCCATTCTACGTACGGAAGCCAGTGCTGGAATTAGACCGCCTGTTCCTAGCCCATAACAACGTTTATCGTTGGGGTCAACGGACAGGTGTCGAAGTTCTTCCTCTTCTCGAGCAATTGAGAAGATTAGCACCGGCCAAGTGGCGTACACCCAGACTACCGGATGGATACGGAGATGGAGCCTTTATCGGCCCCGTTGACGAACTCCAAATGGACTCACATCCTCACGGATGGGAGTACTGGCAGTGTAAAGCGCTAGCTCGGTCCTCGATCGAGCTGGAATGCGACCTACCAGATGGTCAGCTGATTGCCTCTTTAAAGGCGGCATCAGCACGAAAAGTCATAGTCGAGCCGACGGTTTTCCTCAACTTAAGGAAACCGCGTCCTAGGACGTGGTCTACTATAGAGGACAAACAGTTACAGCGTCTTAACGCTGAGCTGGAGCTATCGGTTATCGATGAGACTATAAGTGGGCTTCCCGCGAGGGAAGGGCGTGCGGCTCTTCGAGATCGATGGCGTTGGTCATCCCTCGTTGAATCTGAACGTGCGTTGCCGGGCGCGACGGCGCAGCGGCAGCAGGCGAACCAGGACTTGGGAG